TCAGCTTCTTCTGAAACTTCTTCAGCTTCAAAACCTTCAACCTTCAAAGATGCCATAACCTTACCATAGTTTGCTGCGATGTCGTCTTTCTTCATGCCTTTAACAGCATCCATCATAGCATTGATCATACCAACTTTTGTTTTGGGAGCAGGCACTTGTTTAGGAGCACCCTTCTTAATTTCTGCAGCATTGTCGTCAGCGATTTTTTCGCCATCAACTTCTGGTGCAGCATTCGCTTCTTCGAGAGCGTCATCAGTTTGCTCAACTTCTACACCCTCTAGTTCTAAATCAGACATGGATTTCTCCTTTAAATTAATTGAATACAGTCTATTTATAAAAATTTATAATTTGGAAATAAAGTCCTTAAAAACAGCCAACTTTGTCTCTTCGAGCTCTTGAGAACTGGCTTTTTGAACTTCATTCTTATAATCAGCAATATTGGCTTCGCGGATAACACCGTTTTCCCAAACCCACTCTTTGCCTTCCATGATACCTTGCACGAAAGCATCTGGTGCTGATGGGTCTGCAACAATATCAGCTGCAGTTGCGAGATAGAAGTCATTTTGAACTTCACCAACACCAGCTTTTGTTTGTTTGACTGAACCCATACCACGAGATGAAACACCTAGTTGAGCACCCTCGTCCATCAAAGATTTGACGATAGCACCATAAGGAGTTTCTGTCATGATTTTAGCTTTACCAAGAAAGTTAGAACCATCACGCTTCAACTCAGTGATCATATGCGAAACACGCTCAAGATTTATAGTTGGACCTTGTGGATGTCCAAGCTCACCATAAGCACGATTCTTTTCAACATACTCTTCAGAGTATCGTTTGATTTCTTTATCTAAAACCTCAGCAGGATATAATCGACCGTTGCGGTTTTGTATATCACCTTGCAAGAAAACACCTTCAATAAAATATGACTTCTTACCATCTTTATCTTTGGCTTCTGTAAGGTAATTAATATCTTCGTTTACTTCGCATATTAGCTTCATATTAGTAACCTGAGTTTGCTATAGCTGTGCCATAAAAGGTTGTAGCACCACGCAATCCTTGACTATCTGCTAAGTGGACTACAATACCAGAACCTGCAGCAACATATATTGTTCCTAAATCACCGCCATCTGCAGCATTACGAACAGTTGCAACCGCAGCAGAAGTATGAGTGTTAAACAGATAAACTGCGTGTTGACCTGTTGTTTTAAATTTTGTTGTTCCTGTGGCTAGTGCCGTTGCTGTTCCTAATACCTTCATTATTTACCCCCGAATGCGATGTCAACCAACTGAAACATTCCTTCAGGCGATTTTTCTAACATCTTTTCAGCCTTTTTTGCATTAGCAGGCTTTAGTTTATTTAGCATGTTAACAAGAGCAGAAGCAGTAGTCATGTCTATTGTCTCAGACTTACCATCACCGAACTTAACCTTCTTTGCTGCTTTTTTCTTAACAATATCGTTTAACTGATCTACAACTTTTCCCTCAGATAAGTCACTTTCCTCATCTTGTTCAGTTTCAGTTTCTTCAGTGATCTCAGCACGATCACCATCGAATTGATGATCTCCAGCAACTGGATGTTTTGTTACAGTCATCTTGTGCTTGGCTTTAAAATCTTTTTCGCCTTTTGGTTTTGGTTCTAATTGATCCTTTTCAGTATTATCATTAGGACGACCGCCTGATGCAGCTTCAGATACAAATGTCTTAAATCTTTTGATAGGCATTACTAATCCTCTGGTTCTTGATTATCTTGTTGTGACATAAAGTTTGTTGAAACCTCATGTTTTTTAATTTCTACAGCATCTTTAATTTTGTCCATCAACAAGTCGTTGACGACATCTTTAAACCCTGATACATCGCCTTCTGCAGCTTTATTTATTGCGTCTAAAGATGTTACAGTTTCTTGTTCTTCGCTCATAATAATCTCCAATATTTATATATTTATAAGATAAATCTCTTACAATTAAAATTCGTTATCGTCACCATCACCTTCATCAGCGATATCTTTATCCATCTGTTCAATATCTTCTTCTGTCTGCATAAGAACATTTTTACGGATCCATGCTGTGGAGAAATATTTACCAGTATATTGGTCAACATCTTGAAGTAGTGATAATCTTTCTCTCATAACTTCAGATGTTTTCAATTCAGAAAAATGGTTGTCTTCAGCGAAATTAAACCGCAATTCTTTCTTTATTTCAGACCACTCTTCTTTTGTTATAACGCCTTTCAAAAGTAGTTGCTTTTCAAGAAGAATCATAAACAATTCTGAAAAACGACTTCTTAATCTTTTAACAAACTTAGAAAACTTTAACTCGTCACGAGTTATCTCGGATGCTCTTCCAAGATTAAATTGTCCATCTGACTGTAATCTTGATGAAGGAACATTAAGAGATTCATAAAGTTTTCTGCGAAAATATTCTACATCATCCATCTCTCCAAGATTTTGCCCACCTGGAAGTGTGGTGATTTCTGTTCCGCTACTACCTTCTCTTCTTGGTAGCCAATAATCTTCAAGCATAGTAAGAAATTTACGATCATCTCTAACTTCACCAGTGTTAGCATCATAGACTAATTTATTCTTATGCTTAACCATCATATCTCGTAGATATTGTTCAGCTTTTGCTTTGGGCAAATTACCTACATCGATATAAAATATTCTTCTTTCTGGTGCACGAGCTAGACGATAAATAATTGTCGCATCTTCTAACATACGCAACTGATTCAAGGGCTTAACAGCTTTGTGTAAATGCCCAAGAACCATTGAATTCTTTTGATCCATAACACCGCTATGGATATATGCGATAGCATCAGGAGCAATCTTAACACCCGAATTACCAGCACTTACTCCTTTGCCAGAGTAAATAAAATATTCATTATATTGTTTACCAATAACACCTTGTCTGTCAGCACCGCCATTTTTTGGTTTCTTTTCAGTCCTGACTTTTTTGATCTTTCTTGGATCAATATATCTGAGTTCTTGTATTCCTTTTCTGGGATTAGCAGTATCAATCATCAGATGATAATACAACCTTCCATCAACATACCAATTACGGAATATGTCATATCCGCTGTTCTCAAAATGCATTAAATTAAGAATTCCGTCAAACTCTTCACGGATCCTTTCTTTGATTGCATCTGGTTGCTCGACTTCGTCAACAACAACCTCAACAGCAGCACTACTATCTTCAAACACAACAGCTTCATTAATAATATCATCTACAGCCTTGTCACATTCACCTTGATATGACATTTCTCTGTATTTTGTTATCAATGTAACTTCAGTTTTAGCAGATCCTTCAAGATCAACTGTAGTGCCGAAAGCACCACCTGCATTCACATCTATCGTACCATCTATGTTAGGTGGTGGTGCGAATGACTGTACTGTTGGTGGTGCTTCTTGTTCTTTGCGTCCGATCTGAAAACCGAAAAGTTCTATTGCCATTATGGTCAATCCTCATCATTAATAGGGGCATCATACTATTTATGCCTGCCCCTAGATCACTTTTTTGGACTAAATTCCGCCAGCGTTTCCAGTAACACCGCCAGATACTTCCCAATAATCATATTGGAATGTCACAGTGTACTCTTGGATTGCATCACTATCCCATGCTAAGTCGATGGTGCCAACTTCAGATGGATACAAGCCAACAAAGTTATAAACACGGAGTATAGCACCGTCTTTACCAAACTGTGTTACTTGTGCATTAGCTTTATATAGGCTTGGAGCAGAGCCAGACTGATTAACATTACCTTGAGCAGTGTTAATTGAGTTTGACCATGCTTCCATAGCATTTCGGACTGCGAAGTCTTCGTCATTAATAATAGTTGGTGCCCATTCAGCATAAGTACGATTACCAGCCAACTTAATTTGACGACCGAAGTATGGAACTTCAACCGTACCAAGCGTAGAGGCAGGTATTTGTGCAGCCTTTGTCATAAAAGGCACTTGTGCATCAGCAACACCGTTAATTGGATTTGTAATCTGGACTTGGAAGAGTGATGCTCTTGCACCACCCCCAGTTAAAGCTCCAGCAAAATCATTTACATTAAACGCCATTTTTTTTATCTCCCGATTCTTATTTTATATTTATGCACGACCAACAATTTCAGAAAACTCAACGCCAGTTCGTACAGCAACAAAGTTCAACTGAATAAAGTTGATTGATCGGGCTGGTTTGATATAGATGTCGCCTATGAATTCATTACGATCTATAACTTCGCCAGTGTTATTTGTTCCGTCACATACTACAACGAAATCATTAATACCACGACGACCTTGAACATCTCTTAAGAAAGGTTCAACTAAGTTCTTAAATTGACTTCTAGTGAATTCATCATTGAATTCGAATAAAGTAAATTGTGAAGCTGTAGAAATAGCCTTTTCTAGTACGATGAACAGTCTACGAACATTAATACGATCAAATGCAGACGGTTTAGCTAACAGCGTCTTGTCTCCAAACAGTACAGTACCTTGTCCTGGAAATGTGACAACTGGATTAATGCCTTTCTTATAAAGGGCATCACGATCGCCTTTAGTTGGATTATATGCTAATTTGACAACGCTCTTAACATTACCGCGATTGAATCCAGCAGGTGAGTACCAAGGATCACGAGTAGTGTCAGTTTGTACCATCAAACCAGCTGTATCGGCATTTAAAGGAATGTAACGGTAAACATCATTGTACTTATCATACATGTACTTCCAGCCACCATCCATAACTGCGTATGAAGATGAAGGTAATGAGTCGCGGAATGCAATTACATCAGCAACCTCTTTACCAGCATATGAGTTGTTGTTAACAACATCAGCATACTCTGGTGAGATTACAGCGATACAATCTTTACGACTTTCAGCAATGTTTGTAATTAGGTATGTTGCTAATGTTTGGTCAGCATTACCACCCAACAAGAATGATACATCAACATCTTCAGAGGATTTGAATAAATCATATCCAACTATTTTTTGTGCTCCAGTCAGATCATTACCATCAGTACCACCAGAAAGCGAGATGTTTTTAACACCTGATTTTATAGTCGCTTGATCAACAGTAAATGATTCGTCGGCTTCTGATGTTGTAGTTCCATCTAAAAATGTTTTATCAGAAACTTTAATAAATTGAGATTGTTGGTTTATAACTTCTCGGAAATTATTTCCTGCACCTTCTGCTGTTTTTGCATCAATTGCTTTGGAAACAGAGCTATATGTTTCTAAGATAGCATTTTTGGTTCCTGTAATAAGACCATCTTCATCTATGACTGCTATATGAAGCTCATCAGTCGTACCACCACGATTAGTAGCAGTTGCTGAAGTTCCAGGTGCAGTATCAAAACTGTTGAAGTATTCCCAATTTCGTATTACACCATATTGCGCATTTGATGTTGTTCCATTATAGGTATCATCAATGAGCAATGTTACAAAAGCAGTGCTATTTGCGGATGGACCAGTACCAGTGGTT